ATCAGGTACTACAGGATCATCAGGTACTAATGGTACAAGAGGCCTATCAGGTCAATCAAATACCTCAGGTACATCAGGTTCTTCGGGTTCAACAGGTACAGCAGGTACAAGCGGTAAATCAGGAAAAGATGGTACTGCGGGTACTTCAGGTGTATCAAATACTTCAGGTTCTACAGGTACTTCAGGTAAATCAGGAGCAGATGGAACAGCAGGAACATCAGGTAAAAGTTCAACTTCAGGATCAGCAGGTACTTCAGGTAAATCAGGAGCAGATGGAACAGCAGGAACCTCAGGTAAATCAAATACATCAGGATCATCAGGTACATCAGGATCATCAGGTATAGATGGGGGTAGTGGTGAAAGTGGCGAAAGCGCTACAAGTGGATCATCAGGTACTTCAGGTACTTCAGGTAAAAATGGTACTGCTGGAACTTCAGGTGTATCAAATACTTCAGGAAGTTCAGGTACAAATGGTACTTCAGGTAAAAATGGAACAGCAGGAACAAGTGGTAAATCAAACACTTCAGGTACATCAGGTACTTCGGGTTCCTCGGGTACTAATGGTACAAGAGGCCTATCAGGTCAATCAAATACCTCAGGTACCTCAGGTACATCAGGTTCTTCAGGTTCAACAGGTACGGCAGGTACAAGCGGTAAATCAGGAAAAGATGGAACAGCCGGAACATCAGGTAAAAGTGCAACTTCAGGATCAGGAGGTACTTCAGGTACTTCAGGTAAGTCAGGAGCAGATGGAACAGCAGGTACTTCAGGTAAAAGTGCAACTTCAGGATCAGGAGGTACATCAGGTACTTCAGGTAAAAATGGAACAGCAGGAACAAGTGGTAAATCAAACACTTCAGGAACATCCGGTACTTCAGGTTCCTCAGGTACTAACGGTACAAGAGGCCTATCAGGTCAATCAAATACCTCAGGTACCTCAGGTACATCAGGTTCTTCAGGTTCAACGGGTACAGCAGGTACTTCAGGTAAATCAGGAGCAGATGGAACAGCAGGAACATCAGGTAAATCTAATACTTCAGGTTCTACAGGTACTTCAGGTAAGTCAGGAGCAGATGGAACAGCAGGTACTTCAGGTGTATCAAATACTTCAGGATCAGCAGGTACTTCAGGTAAATCAGGAGCAGATGGAACAGCAGGTACTTCAGGTAAATCAAACACTTCAGGTTCTACAGGTACTTCAGGTACTTCAGGTAAATCAGGAGCAGATGGAACAGCAGGAACTTCAGGTAAATCAAATACTTCAGGTTCAACGGGTACGGCAGGTACAAGCGGTAAATCAGGAGCAGATGGAACAGCAGGAACATCAGGTAAATCTAATACTTCAGGATCAGCAGGTACTTCAGGTAAATCAGGAGCAGATGGAACAGCAGGAACCTCAGGTAAAAGTGCAACTTCAGGATCAGGAGGTACTTCAGGTACAAGCGGTAAAAACGGAACAGCAGGTACGTCAGGTACTTCAGGATCATCAGGTACAACTGGTTCAAGTGGTGTAGGTGGTGCTGGTGGTGTTTCAGGTGGATCAGGTACATCTGGTACATCAGGAAAAGATGGTACTTCAGGATCATCAGGTACATCAGGTACATCAGGTACTTCAGGTACTTCAGGTAAAAATGGTACAAGTGGTACATCAGGTATAAACGGTGCCTCAGGAGCGAGTGGAACACCTTTAGAGGTTTGGGTTGATGATAATACATCATTAGATTATGCTGCAAATATTAAGATAAATGGAGCAAATTATACACAAGCATCACCATTTACATTAAATACAGATTTTTCATTAGGTATTACAAACCCATTCCAAATAGGTAAAAACCAACCAGACTTAACTAATACAAGTGCAATTAATGGTACAGGATTTATTGAATATCTAATCCCAGGTGCAGATGGTTTTACTGGGGAATTTTATACTGGTGGGGGGAATGCAGGTGGAGTAACTCAATTTGAATTAGTAGCTTTAAACAGTGCTGGTAATTGGGATGAAGCAGATGCTGATTTATCATCAACAAAGAATTTATTGGGTGTTGCATATAAGGCAACCGGAGTATTGGTTGATGTTATATTAAGAGGTATGATTAAATCTAAGACTTTTAGTTTTACTGTTGGAGCACCAGTTTATGTTTCAAGAACACCTGGGGGTTTCACACAATCATTAACAGGATTTGTTACTGGTGATTATGTAAGATTAGTAGGACATTCCATAGAAACTAATGTTTTATATTTCAACCCAGAACCAACATGGATCTTAATTTCATAAAAATATGCCTCAAGTAAATTTAGCCCCATATACTACAAACAGCTCTAACTATGCTTTAGGTAATATTAGAAGAACGGGTGTAGGTTCCTGGACTTCTATTAGAACAGGCACACCAGTTTCAGGAAATGTGTCTCAAACAGGTAATTCTACTAAAAGTATTGGTGTTGCTTGGACTGGAGGTAGTAGAGGATCATATAGCTTATATAGAAATTATATATGGTATGATGTAACAGCCTACCAAAGCGTTTTAATAACTTCAGCAGAATTAACTTGTCCTACAACGGCAGGGGTAACTGCTTTAGCACTTCCAGTAATAGCAGTAGATAGTAGTACTGCTTTTAGTAATAATTCAAACACAACATTAAGTTTAAGTCAATTTCTTTCTACTTCTTTTGTAGCTTATAGTAATTCTACAAATTGGGCACAAACCACAGGTTTCCAACAAATAACCCTAAATAGTTCAGCAATAGTAGCAATACAAAATGGAAATAATTTTGGAGTTGGTATTATAGACCATAATTATGATTTTCAAAATGTTCAACCCTCAGGTATTGGATTTGATGGTTTTTATTTAGGTGATATGTCAAATGCAACACAAAGATCAAGATGGACATTAACTTTAAATTACATAGCAGGATGGTCAGCCGGAGACATGAATGGAGTGGCAAGTAGTGACATGGGGGAAGTTAATGGTGTAGCTATAGCAGACATAAGTGAAATTAATGGTATTTAACAATAGTTTGGATATGTAATTAATATTTATTATATTGTCAAGTAGTTTTAAAAAATAGTTATATGAAGAAAATCTTATTTATAGCGCCTCATCTTTCAACAGGAGGACTCCCACAATATTTAACTAAAAAAATTGAACTTATTAAAGATGAGTTTGAAGTATATGTAGTAGAATGGGTAGATTGTACTGGGGGGAAATTAGTTGTAACCAAAAATAAAATATTAGAATTAGTAGATAATAATAAATTTTTTACACTTGAAGAAGATAAAAGTGAATTATTTAATATTATAGATAGGATTACACCAGACATTATTCATTTAGAAGAAATTCCTGAGTATTTTATGGATGATGATATAGCTCGAAAGTTATATGATGTAAATAGAAGTTATTTTTTAGTAGAAACATCACATGATTCTTCTATGGATACAGACACTAAAATATTCTCACCAGATAAGTTTATGTTTGTGTCAAACTGGCAAATAGAACAGTATAAAAACATAGATATACCTAAAATACTGGTAGAATACCCAATTGAATATATCCCCAGACCTAATAGAGAAAATGCGTTAAAACGCTTAAATCTCGACCCATCAAAAAAACATATATTACATATAGGTTTATTTACTTCTAGAAAAAACCAAAAAGAATTTTTTGAATATGCTGAAGCATTACCTGAATATGAATTTCATAGTGTAGGAAACCAGGCAGATAATTTTAAATGGTATTGGGAACCTTTAATGGAAAATAAACCAACTAATTTAACTTGGTGGGGTGAACGAACTGATGTAAATAATTTCTATCAATCAATGGATTTATTTTTATTTACATCTAGAGGAAGTAAAAATGATAAAGAAACAATGCCTCTAGTAATACGTGAAGCTTTATCTTATCAAATACCACAACTATTATATAATTTAGAAGTTTATCAAAATTATTTTGAAGACTATAATACAATTAATTATTTAGATTTTGCAGATTTTAATAAGAACGTTAAATTAATTAAAAATCAACTAAATACCCCTTCTATAATACCCCCAGATGTTGAAGAAAAAGAAGCATATGTGATTTGTACTTACCCAAATACACAAGCAGTAGTAGATACCACAATAGAATGTATTAAATCATTAAGAAAAAACAGTAATAGAAAAATAATTATATCCGCACATTGTCCTGTTCCAAAGGAATTACAGGGTATGGTTGATTATGTTTTTTATGAAAAAAATAATTTATTAACAAAACATACATTCTACTCAGGTTATTGGATGTATCATGATCAATATGATACCCATGTAAATTTAAAAGGTGAAGATAATGATAGATATCACGGCCCAGCATGTTATACATCCTTCTATAACCCAGCAACATTTGCTAAAGAATTAGGGATTGAAAAATTATACTATATTAACTTTGATTATATTCTTAAAGATAGTAGTTATATAGATTATATATCTAAAAAATTAAATACTCATGATACTTTCTTTGGTGAATATGAAGCACAAGAAGGTAAATGTTATTATACATATTTCTTTGCAGTCAAACCAGATGCAATTTTAAGACATTGTGATTTTATAGAAACTGAAAATCAATATAATAGTCTTATGGATAAGTATGAGGCTGAATCTAATGGTATTGAAAATTTATATTATCATATATTTAAAAATAATATAAATAACTATATTGAACCAAAAGAAAAATTTGAATCTGATGCTGAAAAGTATTTTGAATTTGAGGATTATTCAATGATTGAATATTATACTATACTTCCTACAGATGTAGATAATCATTTTTGTCCTTGGATAACTATTTCTAATGCTAAAGAAAGTAAGAATATCTACTATACAGTAGAAAAAAATGGTGAAGTTATCATTGATAGATTGCTAGAAGTTAGGGGAAAATTTTCATTTTGGGATTTAGTAAAATATGATTTAGATGATAACATCATAGTTACATTTGATGTAAAAGATACTAATACTGGAGAAAGTGTAAAATATCATAAATTTAATTTAAATAAAGATTATTTTTTAAATACAATGCCTAATAATGGTATGTTTAATTGGAAAGGAGATAGAAGTAGATACAACCCAAAAATTAAACTAATGCATTTAGTTACAGAACCAGATGTAAATGAAAAAGAAATAAGATCAGTAAAAAATATTAAAGAATTTTGTGAATCAACAGGTATAGAATACGAACAAAGAATAAATAAAATATGGACTGACTTACCCCCAATTGATACTTGTAATAGACCTGAAGATGTTCAAGACAAACCAGGATATTATAAACTAGCACCAGGACATTATGGGTGTTATAAAGCACACACAAATGCTATTATGTCTGAAAATAATAAAGATTATGATTATATTTTAATCTTTGAAGGGGATGTTATTGTTGATTCCCCATTTGATGAATTAAAACAAGCTTTAAATCGTTTTAGTAATCTATCTAAATCTAATAATCAGGACATTATAGGATTTGGCAACCCTTACCAAAATCGTAATTTAAATGGGCCTAAAATTGAAGACATATACACTAATATATCTCCATTTATACCTGCACAATCTTATTTAATAAATAAAAATAAATTACAACTTATTCAAGATAAAATTAAAAATACAAAATGGGATGCTTTTGATATGTGGGTATGTAATGTAGCTAAATTAAAAGTAGGAACAGCAGAAAAAATTTATACTAAACATCTACCAGGATTTAGTATAATTGAGCAAGAAATAAAAACAACAGACGAAAATAGTCCTTTAATATACGCTGGAGAATGAAAATATGCCATGTAGACCCAGCTTGTGGGTTAGATATCCCACCAAAAAATTGGGGAGCAATTGAAAAAATTATTTGGGAATTTATAAATAATCAAAAATTACTAGGCCATGAATCTACCTACAAATTATCTTCTCATATTAATCTTGGAGAATTTGATATTGTACATTGTCATGTAGCTAATTTAGCAATTGGTTTACAAGAAAGAAATATACCCTATATATTCCAACTTCATGACCACCATGCATTTCATTATGGTAAAGACTCACATATATTTAAAGAAAATTTAAAAGCTATAGAAGGATCACTTTTAACCTTACTACCAGGTAAATTTTTAGTTGATTATTTTAACCACCCCAAAGCACAATATTTTTCTCATGGGGTTAATGTTAATGAATTTTATCCTTCACCTAACCCAAATCCTATAAAAATAACAAACCCCAAACTGTTGATGGTTGCAGCTAATGGTTTAGCTGGTGATAAGGGTTATGATAGAAAAGGATTTAAATATGGATTAGCTTTAGCAGCAAAACATAATTTAGATATAACCATAGCAGGTCCAAACTTTAATAAAGAATTTTTTAATCAACATTTAGAAATGTTTAATTATCCAAAATTAAACTTAGTCTTTGATACACCCAACAATAAATTATTAGAATTATATCACAAACATGATATTTTTATTCACCCTACAATGCTAGAAGCAGGCCACCCAAATTTAACTATGATTGAAGCCGCAGCTGCTGGTTTACCTATAATAGCAAATTGGGAATATGAAACAGATTTTCATGGTGCTTGGAGATCACCACGTGATATATTTCACATGGAAGTAGGGTTAAAAGATATAATAAATAACTATGACTATTATAAAGTTAGAGCAGTAGCTACTGGAAAAGAATTAAGCTGGAAAAACAGAACAAAAGATTTATTAGAAATTTATAAAAATTTTATATAATATGAAAGAAATTTTAATCCAAGAATATAATAATTTATCTAAATTACTTATTAAACCAAAACCTCAATCTAACTTTTACCACATTAACTTTATTAATGGGGCTAAATTAGAAATTACAGGTAAAATAGATAAAAAATATAACATCCAATTTTACGACCAAAATACATTAGAATTACTTTTTGAAAGTGAAATTACAAATAATATGTGGACTAAATTTAACAAAACATATTATATAAATTATAATATTAAAGTAATAGATTTAGAAAATAATACAGTTGTTTTTGAACATAAATTTAATGCAAAAAACAAAAGAGTTTATATTCATTTTGCCTCAAAAGCCTTAGGGGATACTATAGCATGGTTTCCATTTGCTGAAGAGTTTAGAAAAAAGCACCAATGTGAATTAATTGTTTCTACTTTCCATAACAGTATGTTTAAGGAAAACTATCCAAACATTAAATTTATAACTCCTGGAGAAGAACAATTTGACTTATATGCTATGTATGAAGTTGGGTGGCATTATAATGAAGATGAAAAAATAGATTATAATAAAAATATATCAGATTTTAGAAAACATGGTTTACAAAAATGTAGTGGTGAAATTTTAGGAGTTAACCAATCAGAAATTAAACCAAAACTAACATTCAAAAATACAGGATCTACAATAGAAGGAAAATATGTCGTTATAGCACCCCATGGGTCGGCACATGCTAAGTATTGGAATTATAAAGGAGGGTGGCAAACAATAATAGATTATTTAAATAATAAAGGTTATAAAGTAGTAATGATAACACAAGAATTATTAGGAGACAAATGGCATGATTCTAAATTAGGAGGAACTTTAACGGGGGTTATTGATAAAACTGGAGATTACCCTTTAAGTGAAAGAGCTAATGATATGTTAAATGCTAAAGCTTTTATTGGTATTGGAAGTGGGTTAAGTTGGTTAGCTTGGGCTTTAAAAACCCCTGTAGTAATGATATCAGGATTTAGTGAAGCTTATAGTGAATTTGAAGATTGTGAAAGAATATCATCACCTAAAAATAAATGTTCTGGATGTTTTAATAGAGTAAGATTAGATGCAGGAGATTGGGAATGGTGTCCTGATCATAAGGATACAGATAGAATGTTTGAATGTACTAAATCAATAACACCAGATACAGTAATTGCTGCTATAAACCATCAATTAGAAAAATCTCTTTGATATTTATAACAAAATTATAGAATGGCAATTAAACTTTCAAATACAGGCATAACACCAGGAGCAGTAGTTAAATCCGCTGAAGTTTCTCAATCTATAGATGCTTTTACAGGTACTATAGCCTATGATATTCAACAATCAGGCTCATTTAGCCAAACAGGTTCTTCTATACTATCAGGTTCAGTTTATCTACCAGATAATACTCATATGGGGATTGGTACTGCACCATCTCCAACAGCTGGAGTTAAATTAACTTTAAAAGCAAATGACTCTTCAAATGATCCAACAATCTTATTAGAAGCATTTGGAGCAGCAGATTCAGCTACTATAGGGTGGAAAAATCCTGATGTAAGGTGGAATTTAGGGTTAGCTGGAGGAAGTTCTGATTCTTTTGTTCTACAAAATCAAACAACTAATAAGTTTCCTATTTTAATAGATTACTCTTCTTCTGATGCATCAATAGTACTTAGAAATGATAATGGGTCAGATTTATTTCAAAAAGTTGGTATTAATTGGCCTTATGGTGAGATGGGTTTTGGATCACCAAATCATACACTTTTAGTTAGTGGCTCTGTAACATCATCAGTAGGTTTTTATGGTGATTTAATAGGAACAGCTTCTGTAACGGATAAGGCTAAAGTAAGTAATATGATTGCAAATCAAACCAATCCAGTTTTAGTTATGCCCGGAACAGTTGATGGAGGTTATAAAGATGTTATGGCCGATCCATTATATCTTAACTTTAATAATATAACAAAAATATTAGAAACAACTGCATCATGGGCAACAGAGTCAATTTCTGCTTCTTATAGTGAAACAGCATCTTATGCCTTAACAGCTGAATCAGCAAATCCTCTTTGGTATGATGGGGGTACTTATATCTCATCTTCTTACGGTACTATTGTAAGTGGATCGACAGCAGAATTTGTACTTTATAGAGGGGGTGTAACCAATACATCCTTAGTATCATCATCTGCAGTCCACTCAATAAATTTTTCTGGAAGCAATTATACAGCTTCAAGTGCTGTATCCAGTATTGTTATAGGATCTAATAATATATCTTACGATTATAATGGAAGAAGCTACATCCAAAATAAAAATGTAGGAGCTAGTGCTACATTAAATATTGGGGTAGGTGGCGTTGGAGGAACAACATCTTCAGCAATAATAATAAATAGTAACAATGAAACCTCAATTGGTTCATCATCACCTGCTTTTAGTTACCCATTAGGATATACAGCTGGAGAAATACATTCATATGTCCAAATGCAGAATAACCACCAAGATTCTTCATCAGTATTAGCTGTAAAAGGTGCAAATGGAAGTGACGGTATTATTTATTTAGGAGGAAATGAAGCATATGGTGGAGGTATTTTATATCATGGTGGGGGTGGAACTTCCCAAATACCTACTGCATTTGCTAGTCAGAAAACAGCATTATATAGAAGTAGTCAATCTGTTCCATTCCCAGTAATAGATTTTCCTACAGATAATAATCACATTATGGCAAGGTTAGATTCTAGCCCTGAATCTGATGCTAATTTAGATTATTTTGGTATGGGTCCTTCAGGTAATATAGAGCCCTATAGAAGAACTTACATGCTTAATGGGATACTTACATCTGGTGCAGGTAATTCTGTCTCCTTAGGTCAAGTATCTGCCGTTCAATCTGGTACTTATTTAGTAAAATTAACTGTAGGTAAATCTAATAATCAATCCCCAACTGACGTTGGAGCTATAATAGAAGAAATACAAACCTTTTATGTAGATTCATTTGGAAATCAACCACAAGCTTTGATTACTGGAACAGCACCAGGCCCTACAACAGTAGCTGAGGGATCATTCGGTAGTGGAAACACAACCATCCAAATACTCCCCATTTCAACCGGTTTTCAATTCCGCGCTAATGGTAATGTAGGAGAAAATATGAACTTACAAGGCTTTGCAGAAGTAACATTTTTCCCTAATTCTATTTAATAGTTTTTAATAATAATATAATTTTAATAACAAGTTTTAATACGTATAAAAGATGACAAAATTACAAAGTGAAGAAATCAAAAAGGTTAATGATTTAAAAAATAAGTTTAATGAAACAGTACAAGCCCTAGGTAGTATTGAACTTCAACTTTTAAACATCAATTTAAAAAAGGAACAACTTAAAATGGAAGCAGTCGAAATTCAAAAAGAAGAAATAGATTTAGCAAAAGAGTTAGAGGAAAAATATGGTAGCGGAACTATTTCTTTAGAAACTGGTGAATTTTCTCCAACTAAATAGACTTTTGACAGAAAACCATATATTTATTATCAAAATATAACAATTACATAACATGGCAGAAACATTAATTTCCCCAGGAGTATTAGCAAGAGAAAACGATCAATCCCAGATTACATCTCAACCAATACAAGCCGGTGCAGCAATAATAGGACCAACAGTAAAAGGTCAAGTAAACATTCCAAGGCTTATTACCACTTATAGTGAGTATCAAGCTAATTTTGGTACTACCTTCGAAAGTGGGTCGGCAAACCAAAAAAGTGAATATACTTTCTTAACTTCAATCTCAGCTTATAATTACTTCTCAAATGGAGGTACTTCGCTAATTGTTACTAGAGTAGCCTCAGGTTCTTTTTCACCAGCAACTTCTTCTAAGATTGCTAATGATCAAGAAACAGGACAAATTTTAGCTACAACTAATTTATTAGGATCTGCCGTAGGTGGTGGAGGTGGAGATGCTACATTCTCTGGAACACCTGCTTTTACAGGAGGAACAGGAACAGGATTAACACTTAACGCAGCAGTAACAACAAATGGGGGTGTTAAAGTAGCAGTAGATACTTTATTAGATAATTTAAATGCAGGTACAAATCCAACAGATGCAGTAGATGGATCTTACACAGTTCCATTAGTTGGAGGAACAGGAACAAATTTAACAGCTTCAATTACAGTATCAGGCCAAACAGTTACTTCTATTACAACTCCCCTAGCAACATCAGGTTCAGGTTACACAGCTTTAGATGCTTTAACTTTCCCAGCAGGTGCTTTATCAGATGGTCAGTTAAAAACAGCTCAAGATATATTATCTATATCTAATGGTGGCGCTTTAGCAATAGGAGCAGGTGGTCCAGCAACTGGAGTAGCTATTACAACAGTTACTGGGGGTACAGTACAAACAGGAACAGGAGCAACAGTCGATATAACATCAGATGGAACAAATGTTTCAGTACTAACAGTAAATGCATTAGGAACAGGATATGTTACAGGTAATGTATTAACAATTACACAAGCAGATTTAGTTACAGCTGGATTCGCAACTGCAGCAGCAGATTTAACAATTACATTAACCCCTGCAAATGTTGAATTATCAACAGCAGGAGCCTTAACATTACAAGCTGCAGATTTATTTTACTCACTAACAACTTTAAATGCTGCTACAGAAGGTACAGGATATGAAGTTAATGATCAATTAACAATTGTAGCAGGTGCTATGGGTGCAAATTCATCAGAATGTATAATTACATTAGTAGATGCTGATATAGTAGATGGAAATGCATTTATATTAGAATCAATTGGTCAAGGCCAAATCATGAATAGTACAGGAGCTGAAAATTCTCAAGGTGCTTTAACAAATGGATCATCAAATAATTTAAGATGGGAAATTACATCACCAAATACCTCTTCAGGTACGTTTAGTGTAGTAATTAGACAAGGTAATGATAATACAAGAGCTAAATCAGTACTTGAAAGCTTTACTAATGTATCATTAGACCCAAAATCATCAAATTATATTTCAAGAGTAATTGGTGATCAAACACAAACAGTAAAAGGAGTTGGAACAACAGATGTTTACCTACAAACAACTGGATCTTATGCCAATGCTTCAAGATACGTAAGAGTAAAAGAAGTTAATTTCAAAACACCAGATTATTTAGATAATAGTGGACAAGCAAAACCAGAATATACAGCTTCTATACCAGTACAAGCTTCAGGAACATTTGGAGATGCAGTAGGTAGTATTTTAACCGGAACTGGAAAATATTATGATAAAATTACAGCAGATGATACTCAAGGATTAGTTGGAGATAATTATACAACTGCAATTAATTTATTAGCAAATAAAGATGATTACAAATACAACATTATCTCAACACCAGGTTTAACTCAAGCAGATTATACATCAACAACCAATAAATTAATTTCTAACACAGAAAATAGAGGAGATAATATTGTAATATTAGATCTTGAACTATATGCTAAGTCTATTACAAATGTTACTACAACGGCAGCAAGTAAAGACTCATCATATGCAGCTTCATATTGGCCTTGGTGTATGGTAACAGATCCAGATTCAGGACAAAGAGTTTGGGTACCAGCAGGAACATTAATTCCAGGAGTTTATGCTAATAATGATAGAACAGCAGAAGCATGGTTTGCCCCAGCAGGTATTAATAGAGGTGGATTAGGTCAAGTAATTCAAGCTGAAAGAAAATTAACTCAAGCTAATAGAGATGAATTATATATTAATAAAGTAAATCCTATTGCAACCTTCCCAGGAAGAGGAGTAGTAGTATTTGGTCAGAAAACACTACAAAATCAAGCATCAGCTTTAGATAGAGTAAATGTTAGAAGATTGTTAATTGCACTTAAAAATTATATTTCTCAATTATCTGATAATTTAGTATTTGAACAAAATACAGCGGCTACAAGAAATACATTCTTAAGCCAAGTTAATCCATATTTAGAGTCAGTACAGCAAAGACAGGGTTTATACGCGTTTAAAGTTGTTATGAATGATTCAAATAATGGACCCGATGTAATTGATAGAAACGAATTAAGAGGTGCTATATACATACAACCTACTAAAACGGCTGAATTCATTTACTTAGATTTCAACATTTTACCAACTGGAGCAGAATTTCCAGCATAAAAGTTAAAAAGTATAATATTTATAATTGAATAAAAAAATTAAAAAAACATAAAATGGCAGTATTAGATCCAAACGAAATATTTTTCACAGCATTTGAGCCAAAGGTAGCTAATAGATTTATCATGTACGTAGATGGATTTCCATCATACATTATTAAAGGTATTAGTGGATTAGGGTTCGCACAAGATGAAATTACATTAAATCATATCAACACTTATAGAAAAGTTAAAGGTAAGTTAAGATGGAATGACATTACGATGCAATTATTTGACCCTATAACACCTTCAGGAGCACAAGCTGTAATGGAGTGGGTTAGATTACACCATGAATCAGTAACTGGTAGAGATGGTTACTCTGATTTCTATAAAAAAGATTTAACAATTGATGTGTTAGGTCCTGTAGGTGATGTTGTTTCTGAATGGATCATAAAAGGAGCATTTATCAAAGACGGATCGTTTGCTGATATGAATTGGGACACTGATGGTGAAGCTCAAAACATTGATTTAACAATTGGAATGGATTACTGCGTGTTGAATTTCTAATAAGAAATTATATATTTTTGAAAAATAGCTTGGCTTCGGTCAAGCTTTTTTTTATATTATATATGTATACGCGAATATTAAGTTATAACAAATAAAATTTATATGGAAGAATTTAAACTACCTACTGAAAACGTAGAATTACCTTCAAAGGGATTATTATACCCTGAAGACAACCCACTATCTTCTGGTATGGTTGAAATAAAATATATGACTGCTAAAGAAGAAGATATTTTAACTAACCAATCATACATTAAAAAAGGAATTGTACTAGATAAACTACTACAATCACTTATAGTTAATAAATCTATTAAATATGATGATATTATCGTAGGAGATAAAAATGCACTACTTATTGCAGCCCGTATCTTAGGATATGGTGCAACCTATGACTTTGATTATAATGGCGAAAAACAATCAGTTGATTTATCTACATTAGAAAATGTTCAGTTCAATGAAGATTTAATTACAAAAGGAGTAAATGAGTTTGATTATGAACTCCCAAAAATTAAAGCTAAAATATCTTTTAAAATATTAGATGGAAAAGATGAAAGAGCTATTGAAAGAGAACTTCAAGGACTTAAAAAGATTAATAAGGATGCTAATCCTGAAATGTCTACTCGTTTAAAATATATTATAACAGCAATTGAGGGAAATCCTGATAGAAAATCAATTAGGGAGTTTGTAGATAATTATCTGCTAGCCCAGGATTCCAGGGCATTAAGAAACTATATAAAATTAGTTCAACCAGATGTTGATCTAACTTTTTTTCCCGACGGAAGGACTGATGACGCAATCCTCCCCATTGGACTTAACTTTTTTTGGCCTGACGCTCGATAATGCGCCCGGAGTTAGAGTAAACGTATTTAATACAATACACGAAATTGTATTCAATGGTAAGGGTGGATATGATTGGAACACTGTGTATAACATGCCTATATGGCTACGTAAGTTTACTTTTAATAAACTAAAAAGTCATTATGATGAAGTTGAAGAGAATAGAAAAAAAGCTAATAAGGGAAAAGGCACACAAATAGATTTAAATAACCCAACTAAATCCCAACCACCAAAAAGTATATCACCCCCCTCTTACGTTTCAAAAAGAACGCAAAAATAGGTTTTTCTAATATTTATAATAAAACAAACCTATAATGGCTGATAATAGTTTAGACCCTAAAAAATACCAACAGGTAGTTGAACTTCTTAAACAGATAAGAAGAGGCTATGAATCTTTAGGTAAAGCAAATCCTTTTACGGGTCAAACAGCACGTGAGTTTATTGACGCTATGGAGGATGCTGATGATGCTATTATTAAACTAGTTGATGGTGTAGATGAATTAGATAAGCAATTAGATAATGTTGGGAAAAATGCAAAGGGTTACTTTGAAACTTTAATAGGTTTAAATGGTGCCCTAAAAAAGCAAAATGAAAGTCTTAACATTACTAAAAGAGCAACCAGCCAAATCCAGGGAATTGCTGAAAAGTTAAAAGATGATCAAGAGGGTATTAACAGACTAAACGCTAAAGAACTTGCCCAACTCCAACAAAAATACAAATCCCAACTTTCTAACTTTCAAATAGCTAATAAAGAAATACTTTTAGGAAAAGATGGTGAAAAATTAAATGAAGCTAATCTAAAAAAACGTTTAGCATCATTATTAGTACAAGAAAAGATTACTGAGGGTCATGCTGATATGATAATGGAGATGCAGGCTGAGTCTTCAGTTTTAACTGACATAAACCAAAAATTAGCAGACAGGCAAGCAAAAGAAGCAAAGGTTGCTGAGTACAATGAATTAACCAATAAAGCATTAGACTCAGCTGGTGGGTTAATGAAAAGTTTAGGATTTGGTAAATATGCTGATATGTTTAAGGACATAAGTAAAGAAGCTAATGAATTAACTGAAGAACTTTACGACCAACAACAAGCAGCTAATGATTTTAATACGGAATTAAAAAAAGCCCAGGCAAACGGTGAAAGAACAGGTGAAGAGCTTAAAGATTTAAGTAAACTAGGTTTAGAGGATGCCGACATTGAGGCAAAAGTTTTAGGAGATACACTTGTAAAGGGAGCTACAAAGTTTAAGAAGGAAATGTTAGCTGCTTTAGATGTAGCTATACTTAAGGGTTTAAAAGATGGAATTAAAAAGTTTGGGGAAGAAAGAGAAGATTTAGCTAAAACATTTGCCCTAGGGAGAGATGATGCTAATAATTTAAAATCTTCATTAAATGTAGCTGCTAATTCTAGTGGAGAACTTCATTTTAATATTGCAGATGCTGTTAAAGGTATACAAGAATTCAACCAAGAAATAGGAGGTGCTGTTAAACTAACCCAAGATGAATTAAAAACATTTTCATTATTATCTAATGAATTTGGGTTAACCAATGAACAAGCAGCTCAATTTGTAAAATCAGCAAAATTAAGAGGTGAAAGTGCTGAAGATCTTACTGCAACCTTAAGAGGACAAGTAGCAATTTTAGCAGAACAAGAAGGAGTAGCAGTAAACCAACAACAAACATTTGCTGCCATTGGTAATATTAGTGCTGCTAATAGATTATCAATGGAAGGTCAAGGTAAATCATTAGCTAATGCAGCATTCCAAGCTGCTAAATTAGGAATGAGTCAATCACAACTTGAAAAAACATCATCATCACTATTAGACTTTGAAAGTTCTATAGCAGCAGAGATGGAAGCTGAATTAATGACTGGTAAACAGTTAAATTTAGAAGATGCCAGAAGAGCTGCTTTAATGGGTGATCAAGAAGGATTAGCCAAAGCAATATCTAGAGAAATAGGAACAGCTAAAGATTTTAGTAAAATGAATGTTTTACAACAACAATCATTAGCCAAAGCCTTTGGAATGTCAAGGGAAGAATTAGCAGAAACTTTAGAAACCCAAGAGCTTTTAACAGGTGAAGCTAAATCTATGACAGCTGCTTCTGATGCTTATAATAAAGCAATGGAGGATGGAGTTATAACAGCTGATGAACAAAGACAAATTGGATCTGATCAATTAACAGATCAACTACATGCTGAGGCTGCTAGTAAAAGATTTGCAGATGCTATGGTAAAATTAAAAGATCAATTAACTCCTATTATGGAATCCATATCTAAGATATTAGATGGATTAATGGATATGGTTGAAGCTGCCCAAAGTGTAGGAGGTTTATTTACAAGTATAGGTAAATATATGGGAATTATATCTGGGATTAGGATATTTGCAAGAATGAAAGCAGGTTTAGGAGTATTAAAAAATATGTTTGGTTTTTTAACTAAAATAGGAGGAGCTGCATCATCTTTAGCAAGTACATTAGGGTTTGGTTCAACAGCTGCGTCATCAGCAGCATCCACATCAGCTAATGTTGCTGAGGGGGTTGCAGGAGCATCTACTAAAGCAGCAGCATCAAAAGTAGCAACAGCAGGTGGTGCAGCTGGTGGAGGTATGATGTCTAAAATTGGAGGACTTTTTAGTAAAATAAATCCTATAAATGCTTTAAAAGATGCTATTAAACCTGTAATTGGTAAAGCTGCTTTAGGTCAAACTTTAAAATCATTAACAAAAAGAATTCCTATAATAGGAAGTTTTATTGAAGGAGTATTTGCAAACTCAGACATTAAAGGAATGATTGCTGACGGTAAAACTAAAAAAGAGATAGACGTAGCAATAGGAAAAAGAGTAAATGAAGGTATAGGAGCAGTTATTGGGTCCGCTGGTGGAATGGCAGCTATTCAAGCTTTAAACATAGCACCAGGTTTAGGAATAGCTTTAACCCCAGTTGCAGGTATAGCAGGAGATTGGTTAGGAAGAAGATTAGGAGGGTTAATGCCAGGACAAGAAACTGTAGGGGGTATTGTTAGAAATACATTCTATGACAAAGAATCAGAAGCTGCGGGTATAGCAGAAGATTTTATTTCAAGACCAGGACAACCTATTCAAAAGTTTAGAGCTGATGATATTATAATGGGGGGAACTAATCTTACAGGTGGGGGTGATAATTCTCAAGTAGTAACTCTATTAAAAGAATTAATATCAGCAGTAAAAAGTGGCGGTGATGTTTATATTGATGGAGCTAAAGCAGGTAAAGCAATGGTTATGGCGACTTCCAATATTTAATAATATTTATAACAAAACAACAAATTAAACACATACAATTATGGCAAATTCAATTCAAAAAATGTTTGATACTGATGGATCACCTTTAGGTGTTCCTGTATCACCAGCAAGCCCACAAGCTCCAGACGCAGTTAGCATTGTAGGTAATTCATTACTCCACAATCAATACTCAAATATTGGAGACCCAACATTAACAAATCCAGCATATGATAATTTTGGTGCAGGAGCTATGGGATATACTAATCCAAGTACTTCTCAATTAGGTGAACAAACACAAGCATACCAAGAACCAGTAAACAGATATGCAAATAACTTACCTGAAGGAGCAGCAGGAATCTAAATTTAAAATATGCCTCTAATTAATTTCCAAACAGATTTTACAAATCTGCCTTGGGGGAGAGACAGACGTAATAGTGACGACAGTCGTCAACCTTATATTACTAAAGATATTCCTCAAGGTGATGATAACCTTCCTGTAAGATCAGGACCGGATTTTATCGTTAGGGGAGGATTAAAGGCAGTTTCAAATGCGTTAGATGATGTAGGTAGATTAGCCCAAATGTTTGTGGATACTAAAAATCCATCAGCAGGTTTAGGATTTATAGCTAAACAAAATATATTATCTAGAACATCAGTTAAAACCCCAGCTTCATTTGGTTTAGGATATGCCGGTTTTACACCTTATGTTTGGGGTGTAAATGAAAATGGACTAATAGCTGAAGGTGGTGGTAATATAAATCAAGGAGTTTATACTCCTATAGGTACTATAGCAACAGCTTTAGGAAATGGGTTAGGATTTCATGCAAATTTATTAGGTTTAGACCCTTTTTCCCCAATGAGTGGTGTAGTAGAAGGGGGTTTATTTCAGGGTGATTTACCTCCAGGGATGAGTTTATTAGGTTTAAATACCTATGAAGCAGCTACTAAACAATTAAATGAAACAGCTGAAAATAATAGATTAGTAACATTCTTAACTAGGGCTGAAGAAGTAGGCAACAGCCCAGACCAAAATATTTTTGCTTATAGTGGAGGACCGGGTGCTATTTTAGGAATAGGTAAAACAAATATTAGATTTGCAGATCAACGAACAGGAGTAGCAAATCCTCAATCTGTATCAAACCCTGGACAGTTTTATTTAGGTGGAGTTACTAGAAGATCATATCAAACTGATGATTTATCAAAATTCCAATACCAACTTTCCATCCAAAATAGTGCCACAGCTAAATACGGCCAATTATATTTAACATCAAATGAAAAATTTAAATTCCAGAGAAATAGAGAATTTTTATTTGATGATGTTAATGGTCCCGCAATATTAAAAGGAATAAATGGTCCTTACCAAACTTTTAATTATAAGGTAGATGGGTTAGTAAATGAGATAAATTCATTTACAGATGATGAAACTGGAGAAGTAACAACATATAATACTCAAAAATTTATAGTAAATAATAATGTATTATACAAAAATAACTCAAGAACATATTCACAACCACAATTAATAGGTAAAGAAAATGTAATTGAAGGAGGAGCTGCGGGTTTATACCCTACAGATTTTAGAAAAGAACTATATGATGTAGATGGAGTTAATTTAGAAGATACAAAAGTATCATCTGTAATAGGTTTATCCCCTAACTATAGAGTTAAAAATATAGATGAAAGGCTTAATATGGGTATGCCTGGAAAAGAAGGTGGTGAATACAGAGCAGATTACACTGGAAATAAAAATGTATGGAATTATGGAATCCCAGCAACTGAATTACAAGCATTAGATAAAATTACAGCTATGCCTATGTATGATGGTACAGGGCCTGACGCAAACCAACCAATTAATGATTTAGTTAAGTTTAGAATAGCAGCTATAAATAATGATGGCACAGATGGTGAAGCTGTTTATATGCATTTTAGAGCATTTTTAGATAATATGTCAGATAATTATGAAGCTAATTGGAATAGTATTAAGTATGTTGGAAGGGGAGAACCATTATACAATTATGAAGGGTTTGGTAGAACTATATCATTAGGTTTTACAGTTGCAGCACAATCAAAAGCTGAACTTATCCCCATGTATAAAAAATTAAATTATTTAGCATCAACTTTAGCTCCTGATTACACAGCAGCAGGGTTTATGAGAGGAAATTTAGTTAGACTAACAGTAGGGGGATATTTATATGAACAGCCTGGTTTTATTACATCATTAACATATGATATACCTGATACTTCAACTTGGGAAATAGCTATTGATGCTGAAGGAGGATCAGATGGTAGTGTTAAAGAACTCCCCCATGTTATTAAAGTAAGCGGGTTTTCATTCACCCCAATTCATACATTCCTACCAGAAAAACCAAATAATGCAAATAATCCAAATAGTAAATTTATTGCATTAAGTAATGGGGTTAATAATAATTACAATGATGTATATGAAACATATCAACCAACTGCAGGTAGTGGAGGAGATAACCAAAGCCAAACATAATGAATAGGTATTCTAACGTAAAAGAAATAAGAAATACAAATGAATTTGTAGGCACTATTGGTACTAGATATTATACTAATAATACTTATCCCGAAGTTCCCCCAAATGAAAATGATATATGGGTTGAAACAGAATTTGGTGATAGATTAGATTCATTAGCATTTCAATTTTATAATGATGTTACCTTATATTGGGTAATATCTATAGCAAACCCAAATAAGATTAATATGGGCTCCTTATTTTTAGACCCAGGTGCCCAAATAAGAATCCCAACAAATATAGTCCAAATAGTAGATAGTTATAATATATTAAATAGGTAAAAGTTATGGGTCAATCATTTACAGGAACCCCTTTTGATCAAGGTGTAAAAACTCAAATAGAAACAAGACAAAAATCTTTAGGAAAATATACTAATATTCCTTCTAAAGATCTTCAATATTATAATACAAAAACCCCATTTTTAAGGCTAGCAAGTTCAGTTGATTTAGAATTTTATAACCCCCTAAAAGGAGTACCTAAACAGTTAAAAAATCTAGGATATCCTGTAGATACATGGGATGGGTATTACTTAGCAAAAAATATAATACTTCAAGGAGGAGTAATGTCAGCAGATTTTGATGAAGGGTCAAACCCAGGAAAATTAAAATTTGGTTTAAATGATGGTAATAGCGTTTTTAATGGTGCTTATGGGTGGGGAGGTACATCAGAAAGAGGATATGTTCCTATGCCTGGTATTACAACAGCCGATGTAACATATTATAATAATGGAGCTTTAGCTAAGTGTAACATTAATATAAAATGCTTCAGTAAGGCTCAATTTCAATTAATTGATATACTCTATTTAAGACCAGGATATACTTTATTAATGGAATTTGGACATTCTGTATGGTTAGATAATGAACAAAATCTAAAATCTATGGATAGTTTCTTAACAGAACCTATGTCTAAATTTCTTTCACCCGATGAAGGAACAAACCAATACGAAATTTATCAATCTATTAAAACGGCTAGAGAAACATATGATTATAACTATGAAGCTTTTTTTGGTCAGATAAGTAATTTTAATTGGCAGTTTAATAGTGATGGTAGTTATGATTGTCAAGTCCAATTAACATCCTTAGGAGATGTTATTTCAGCCCTAAAATGTAATATTACAGACCCTTCTTTAATAGAAATTAAAACAGATACAAGGGGATGGTGGAAAAAATTATGGACATCAGATCCAGACCCCACACAACAACCCCCATTAGTAGCAAATGCAAATAAAACAATAGTAAATAGAGAATTATATGGTATATACCAAGCTGCTCAAGTTTCAGATCCTCAATTACAACTTTTAGATTATGAACTTGTAGATTATAGAGGTATAGATGAAAGTGGAAAACCTGAAACCCAATCATCTTTAACATTTTCTAAAGGACTACTTACAATTCCCGGCACAACCGCAGATATAGAAGAAAACCAATCACCCCAAGTTTATATAAAATATGGAGCTTTTTTAGCTTATTTACAATCAAAAATTCTATTATATGATAATAGTACTGATACACCTTTAGTTGTTTTTGATATGGATTTTAAAAACCTCGATAAAGATGAAAATGTAATATTTAAAGTACCAGGACAATTTTCAGCAGATCCTAGAATATGTATAATTCCTTATTCAAATACTAACATAGGAGAAGGTGTAACTCTACCCCAAACAAAAATTAATGAAGTTGTTTCTGCAACAGCTTGGGAATATCAAACTTATTTAGGTAGAGTAGGTAACATTATGGTAAATGTTAATTTTTTAGCTACTTGTTTAGTAGATGCCTCTGATGAAAAAGGTAATATTAATGTTATTAATTATCTTAAAAGTATTAATAATGGATTAATAACAGCATTGGGAGATATAAATGAATTTAAAATCAAATTATCCGATGATGGTTTAAAATTAATATTTAATGAAAATATCCCCCAAAGAAGAACACCAGATACCCCAACAAGTGAATATACTAGATTTAATGTGTATGGTGTAAAACCTGGAGTTGAGGGAAGTTTTATTAGAAATGTAAGTTTAAATGCTTCAATTCCTTCAAATTTTGCTACTATGATATCTATTGGGGCCCAAAGTAATGGAAATCAATTATCTGAAAATGCAACTTCGTTTTCAAATTATAATATGGGGTTAGCAGATAGGATTATAAAAGTAAAAGAAAGCATTTACCCTAAAAAAACACCAACTAATGAAGATGAAGTAGATGAAGTAACAATAAAAACTAATTTTGATGATAATATAAATGCAACTAATGAAGAAGGTGCAAGTTTATTTTTAAAAATTTATGGGGATGCAAGTTTAAAATTTTTAAATGATAACATAGGTTCTCTAGTAAGCCACAATAAAACTCATGCTTCTTTATTAGTAGGAAAATTAACTAAAGATAACCAAATACAAGCTCCTTTCTTTTTACCATTTAACTTCCAACTTGAAATGGATGGACTTTCAGGTATGAAATTATATCAGAAATTTTTAATGACTGATGACATTTTACCACCCACATATACTAATGATGGGGTTGATTTACAAATTACGGGTATAAATCATAAAATAGACACATCATCTTGGATTACAGAGGTAACAACTCAAAGTGTAGCAGCCGAAACTTTAGGAGCTCCCGCAAGACCAAAACAATTAGTATCATCACAAACAACACAACAATCATCAGCCCAAGGCGATGCATTACCTTTATCAACAAATGAGGCACCAGCATCTGATGATCCAGAATCAGTTGAAAGGTTTAATGCTATGCAAGCCTCTTACAATTATGTATTTAGTAGAGATGGAGAAATAAGTGGGATGTGTGCTAGATATTCTTATAATTTAGCTTTAAATTACATGAGATATTTACGAGATAACAACCCAGAAAAAAGACAATTAGCAGCAGGGGGTAATGCTAACAATAACCAAGAATATTATAATAATTTAACAGCCTTAGGATATACTAAAACCCAATCTGTTGTTACTAAAACACAACTATTAAATGACTTAGCTACCCGTACTTGGGGTTATGGGGATGTTGTAGCATACTATTGTAATAATGGTCCTACACAAGAATCCCATGTAAAATATGGTCACACGCAAGTTTATGTAGGGACTATTAACTCTGTTGGGTGGACAACATCAACAAGATCAAATTATAATACAGATTTCCCATATAGATCTAGAGTAGGAGATAATTGGACATATTTAATATTTACAGCACCCGCAGAATAATTATGTATATACCAAAAAGTAGAATATTAACCAATCAATATAGTAATGATAACTCATTAGTATATAAATCAAATAAAGAAGTTTATACGGGATTTTACTACAAAACCTTTGAAGGTAAATACTTTACAGGTAAAACCCAAAATGACCCACCTAATGAAGAATTAGAATTAATAGAAGATATAAATTCAATTCCTATTGTTGAGCAACCTCAAAATTCAATAGCTTATAGTGATGCACCTACTATATTTGAAGATATTAACACACCCGGATACTCAGAAAGTATGGTAGTAAAATATGCTACTTTACAAAAAGTGGATTTATCTAAATCTACCTTAATAAATATGCCCACACAGGAATATCCTTCTCCAACAGAAGAAGACTATAAAGTTGGTAGTTTTACTAGATATTTCTGTGTTAAAACAAACCAACCAATTTGGCTTGAAATATCATCAGATACCTTTGATAAACTTGAAAGTAGAAGCGGAGAATGGTTGTGGCAACCTTACAAATTAGTAACTTTACAATGGGCTTTAGTAGGAAGTGAAAATTACGTAGCTACTACTAATAAAAATATTATAATATTAGCAGAAAGAAGAAATAAAGTAATAGGGTTAAATGAATTTTTAAGAGGTAATTGGTTAAAATATTATAGAACTCCACTTGCCAATGCTTTAATAGGATAATGAGGTAATAAACTTTAATTTTAATTTGGCTAAACCCAAATTATTTCTTATATTACGTTAAAATAAAGTTATGTTTTGGTTAGTAGAATCTGAGGATCAAATAAAAAGGTTTTTTCAAAGTAGTTATAAGGAAGCATTTGTAGAAATAATTCCATATAATGACACCGTACACCCCACACAAAACCAAGTTTGTGCCGTTTATATTCGTCCGTTAGTATCCACAAAAGGATTCATGTTGCCCATTTCGCATAGCGAAACGATTGATACTAGTATTGACAATATAAAACACATATTATCAAAATATGATGCATTGTACGTGCGTGATAAAAAGGAATTTTTACATTATTTTCCTTTAAAAACTCTTTATGACATAACACTTAGTTCTCATACGTATATACGTGAAACAACACAAACCCACTCTTACTTCTACAGCAAGATGGGTGATAAAAAAGATTTAAACCGCATTATTCCAATAGTAAAACATTATGAATATTGTGAAAACCTATTTAATGATTTAAAAGATAAAATAAATGAGCCAATCAACGAATTTTACAACACAAAAGCCTCAGTGGTATTCAACGCCGTGGAGCGAAGTGGTTTACGAATTGATAGAGAAAAATTCCAATCGCACTTTCACGATGTCGATGGAGAGTATGTCTACACACAATTCAACTTTAAAACCCTTACAGGAAGACCAAGTAATAAATTCAAAGGAGTAAATTATGCGGCGATACCCAAAGATGACGGTAGTAGAGACAGTTTTATCGCAAGTAATGATTGCTTGCTTGAGCTTGATATTGGTGCTTATCATCCTACTTTGTTGGCTAAGTTGGTCGATTATGATTTTGGTGATGAGGATATTCATGCTGCCTTTGCTAAAATGTATGGGGTGGATTACCAAAAAGCTAAGGAGTTAACATTTAAACAACTATACGGAGGAGTATTTGATAAGTATAAAGATCTGGAATTCTTTAGAAAAGTAACGGCATATACGGATGATTTGTGGGATACTTTTCAATATCAAGGCTACATTGAATGCCCTATCTCTAAAAAAATATTCAAAAGAGATGAATTAGATAATATGAAGCCTCAAAAGTTGTTAAATTATTTGCTTCAAAACTTGGAGACGTCATATAACATTCGTATATTGTGGGAAATATTTAAAACATTAAACGGTGCTAATACAAAATTAATACTATATACTTACGATTCTTTTTTGTTTGATTTAGATAGAAGTGAAAGGGTAAAAATGGTGGAGATATTAAATATATTTAAAGATTATAAATTAAACATAAAATTCAACTATGGCAACACATACAATTTTAAATAAACCTTCGCATATGTATAAGGTAGACGACTTTCAGGAGTTGGATAACTTAAACATTAGCGATTTGAATAATAAATTATTTTGCACCTTTACAACTTTAGAGGAATTAGATGGCCTTTTAGACCACATAACATCTAGTTATTCTATAATGTATAATAAGATATTTGTTTTACATATAAAAAGTAATGATGAATATGTTTGCACATATAACATAGATCAGGGAAACATATCTCATTTAGATAGAAATTCATTACCACCTAATACTATAATGGTGCATAGGAAAAAAGATACTAATACTTTATATACTATCAATGCCCTAAATGAATTAATTAAAAAATTAAATGGGGGAGTAGTTGATACTAAATTCCCAATTGATTGGCAACATTACAGAAACACAGTTCTTCTTACCCAACATGATGAATTAAAGCAACTGAAAACAAAGATTTTCAAGATTATTGAACTTTAGGTTGGTTTACCCAAAAGAAGTTCTTATATTAACACAGTTATTAAATTAAAATTAAAAGTTATAAAACATGGATTTAAATGCAATTAAAAAGCGTCTGAATGATTTTCAAAATCAGACAAACAGTTCCGGAGGTCAACAAAAACAACTATTCTGGAAGCCAACAGTAGGTAAACAACTAATTAGAGTTGCACCTAACAAATACAACAAAGATTTTCCATTTACGGAAATGAAATTCTACTATGGAATTGGTAGTAAACGAGTAATGGCATCTCCTTCAAATTGGGGTGAGAAAGATCCAATTATGGAATTTGCTAAACAACTTCGTGGAACTAGTGATAGAGAAAATTGGAGACTAGCTAAAAAATTAGACCCAAAAACACGTATTTTTGCTCCTGTAGTTATTCGTGGGCAAGAAGATGAAGGTGTTAAGCTGTGGCAGTTTGGTAAAGAAGTTTATCAAGAATTTTTGAATATGGCTGCTGATGATGAAATTGGTGATTTTACTGATATTGCTGGTGGTAGAGATATTAAACTATCTACAGTAGGACCAGAAACAACAGGTACTCCTTATAATAAAACATCAATTGGACCATCTTTAAAAACATCTCCACTTCATGATGATGCTACATTAGTTGAAAGTTTGATGAATGATCAAGCAGATCCAATGAAGGTATTTAAACCACTTTCATATGATGAAATGAAAGTAGCCCTTCAAGAATGGTTAGCCCCAGAGGGTAGTGAAGAAGAAGGAGAAATAACTTCAGAACCTGCAGTAGCGTTTGACAGTGATGAAAAAAAGTCTAATTACTCATTAGATACAACATCTACCAATGTTAAAAAGTCAAAAGCCGCACAATTTGATGATTTGTTTTCAGATGATAAAAATAAATCAGACGATTTACCGTTTTAATAAATAATTTATGGCTAGAAAGAAAAAATCACTATCGGAGGCAGTCTCCTCAGAAATACAGGCAAATTTTAACTTAGATGGGTTTAAATCTAAAAAAGGTTTAACATCCAAAGCTAAATTTAAGGATCAAGAATGGATTCCTCTATCACCAGCATACCAGGAAATAACGTCAGTACCTGGTATTCCTATGGGTCATATAGTTTTACTTAGAGGTCATTCTGACACTGGAAAAACTACAGCTCTATTAGAAACAGCAGTTGAAGCTCAAAAACGTAAAGTACTTCCGGTTTTTATCATTACAGAGATGAAATGGAATTGGGAGCATGCTATACAGATGGGTTTAAAAGTTAATGAAGTTGTTGATGAAGAAACAGGTGAAATAACTGATTATAATGGTAATTTTATTTATGTAGACAGAGAAACTATCCATTCAATTGAAGATGTTTCTGGATTTATTCTTGATTTAATTGATGAGCAGAAAAATGGTAACTTACCTTATGATTTACTATTTCTTTGGGATTCAATTGGTTCAGTACCATGTGAAATGTCTATTAAATCTAATAAAAATAATAATGAGTGGAATGCTGGAGCAATGTCAACACAGTTTGGAAATAGTGTAAACCAACGCATTACATTATCTCGTAAAGAATCATCTCCATATACTAATACTTTAGTTTGTATTAATAAAGTATGGACAGCAAAAGCAGAATCACCAATGGGTAAACCAAAACTTATGAATAAAGGTGGATTTGCTATGTGGTTTGATTCAACATTTGTTGTAACCTTTGGTAATATTATGAATGCTGGAACTTCTAAAATAAAAGCTATTAAAGGAGGAAAACAAGTAGAATTTGCTAAACGTGTAAATGTTCAGGTTGATAAAAACCACATTAATGGTATGACAACAAGAGGAAAACTTGTAATGACACCTCATGGGTTTATTTTGGATAATGATAAAGATTTGAAGAAATATAAAGAAGACCATGCAGAAGAATGGGCTGCTATATTAGGTGGAAGTGATTTCAAGATCGCAGAAGAAGATCAAGAATATCATGATATAACATCTCACACAGACGAGCCACAATAAACTTTGATACCCGGGATATCTTTCGTATATTCCGGGTATATAAAAAAATCACAATGAAACAAAAGGAATTATTAAATCTCCTCAACAATATTGAGGAGCATGGGGAAGAAACTGTAGAAGGGGAAAGAATTCTAATGATAGATGGATTAAATCTATTTTTTAGAAACTTTGCAATGATGAATATGGTAAACCCCGATGGGGTTCATATTGGGGGGTTAGGCGGATTTTTTAGATCTTTAGGAGCTGAAATTCGTAGAGTTGATCCTACTCAAGTTTATGTAATATTTGATGGTGCTGGGTCAGCTAATGCTAGGAAAAATCTCCTCCCTGAATATAAATCAGGTAGGGATTTACAACGTATTACTAATTGGGAAGCTTTTGATGATATAGAAGATGAACATGATGCTAAAGTGGATCAAATGGTCAGGGTAATTCAATACCTAAAAACTTTACCTGTTAAAACTATAACATTACCTAAAGTTGAAGCTGATGATGTTATAGCATATTTGTCAGATATTATCCCTGAAAAACCAGAAGATAAAGTGTTTATAGTATCCTCAGATAAAGATTTTTTACAACTAATTAATAAAAATGTTATTGTATATCGCCCTATGGAAAAGGAATTTTATACTGAAGAAACAGTAGTTGAAAAATTTAATATGTCCCCTCATAATTTTATTTTATATAAAACCCTAATGGGAGACAATTCAGATAAAGTAAAAGGAGTTAAAGGGTTAGGTGAAAAGAAACTAAGAAAACTATTTCCTGAATTAAGTGAAAGAGATTTATCATTAGATGATATCTATAATATTTGTGAATCAAAATTTAAGGAAAATGTTATATATGCTAGGGTAATTCAACATATTGATGAATTAGAAAAGAATTACAAAATAATGGATTTATCTAACCCAATGTTAGATGAAAATGATAAAAAATACCTCACTCAGGTTGTGAAAACTAATGATTATCATTATCTTCCTGATCAATTCGTAGCATTCTACAATGAAGATAAATTAGGTGGAATGATAAGAAATGTTAATTTTTGGGTAAAGGAAATATTTGAATCATTGCAAATTAAATAAATTAAAATAAAAGTTATGACATTAACCAGTTTAAATCAATATGGAAACCATTTCCAAATAAAGGTACTATCTTCACTTTTAACCCATAAAGAATTCTTAACCAATATTCATGATATTTTGAGTGATGAATATTTTGATAACCAAGCACATCAATGGGTTATTAATGAAATTCTTAGGTATTATGATAAATACCATACTACGCCTTCAATGGATACCCTTAAGGTAGAACTTCAAAAAATTGAAAATGAAGTATTAAAACTATCAGTAAGAGAACAACTCAAATCAGCATATGAATCATCTGATGAAGATTTAGAGTATGTTCAAGAAGAATTTTCAACATTTTGTAAAAATCAACAATTAAAAAAAGCCTTACTTAATAGTGTAGATTTACTTAAGGCTGGGGATTTTGATGGGATTAAATATCTAGTAGAATCTGCATTAAAAGCAGGAAACGATAAAAATGTAGGTCATGAATATAATAAAGATATCGAATCACGTTTTAGAGAAGATTCAAGAACTACATTACCAACTCCTTGGGAAAATGTCAACGACATATTGCAAGGTGGATTGGGAAATGGAGATTTTGGTCTTATATTTGGCAATCCAGGAGGTGGTAAATCTTGGTCATTAGTTGCCTTAGGTGGGTATGCTGTAAGGATGGGATTTAATGTTTTACATTATACTCTTGAATTAGGCGAGCAGTATGTTGGTAGAAGATATGATGCTTTCTTCAGCAAAATCCCAGTAGACCAAGTACTTAAAAATCGAGATAAAATTGAAGAAATTTTACCTCAACTTCCTGGAGAACTTATTATCAAAGAATTCCCTACAGGAAGAGCAACAATTTCAACAATTGAATCTCACATTCGTAAAGTAGAAGATTTGGGAACTAAAGCAGATTTAATTATAATTGATTATGTAGATCTTCTCTCAACAAAGAAAAGAACAGCTGATCGTAAAGGGGAAATTGATGATATTTATACAAGCACTAAAGGACTTGCTAGAGAATTAGATGTACCAATTTGGTCAGTTTCTCAAGTAAATCGTGCAGGTGCAAAAGATGATGTTATTGAAGGAGATAAAGCAGCAGGATCATATGATAAAATTATGATTACTGATTTTTGTATGTCTTTATCAAGAAAAAAACAAGATAAGGTAAATGGAACAGGAAGATTTCACATTATGAAGAATAGGTATGGTATGGATGGTTTAACATTTGGTGTAAAAGCTGATACATCTACAGGACATTTCGAAGTTCATGATTACAATCCAGATGACTATGAATCAGATGAACCTACCCCACAAAATAAAGGTTATGGTGATTTTGATACCTTTGATAAGCAAGTATTAAAAAATAAATTTTTTGAATTAAATAAATAAAAATAAATGGCAAAAACTTCCCTACTAAAAGAACGTATAGTATATAAACCTTTTGAATATCAGGAGGCATCAGATTTTTGGTTACAACAACAACAAGCTCATTGGTTACATACAGAAGTTCCAATGATGAGTGATGTTAATGATTGGAAACAAAATTTAACAGAGAATGAAAAAAATATAATTGGAACTATATTAAAAGGATTCGCTCAAACTGAAACAGTTGTAAATGATTATTGGTCAACTTTAGTTACAAAATGGTTTAGAAAACCTGAGATAATTAAAATGGCTGTTACATTTGGGGCTTTTGAAACTATTCATGCTGAAGCTTATTCTTTGTTAAATGAAGAATTAGGGTTAGATGATTTTAGCGAATTTTTAGAGGATGAAGCAACAATGGCTAAAATTGATGCCTTAACAAAAGTAAGAGATTCACATGATGGTACTCCTAATTGGCATGAAAGAGCTAAATCATTAGCTATATTCTCAGCATTTACGGAAGGTGTTAATTTATTTTCTTCATTTGCTGTTTTATTATCTTTTAAATTAGATAATAAACTTAAGGGTGTAGGTCAAATAGTTGAGTGGAGTATTAGAGATGAATCATTACACTCAAATGCTGGGTGTTGGCTATTTAGAACCTTAATGCAAGAACACCCTGAATTTAACACCCCAGAGTTGAAAACTGATATTGAAGAAGCAGCTAAATTATCTTTAAAATTAGAATTAGATTTTATTGATAAAGTTTATGAAATGGGGGATTTAAAAGGATGTCCAAAATATGATTTAGTATCATTCATTAAACATAGAGTAAACACTAAAATGGGTGATTTAGGATATGGCGCAATTGTTAATGGTATAGATAAAGACGCAGTACAAAGAATGAAATGGTTTGATAGTCTATCAGGTGGTAAACAACACACAGATTTCTTTGCGAATCGAGTTACTAACTATTCCAAAGGAGTTCAAGATTGGGATGCTAATTCAATATTTTAAGATATGGAAAATAACGCACTACAAGTAGATTATAGTAATTGGGAAGCTGGAAAGCAATACCCAGAATGGATGGATGAAATATCTTTAGCTACAATTTCCAAAGGATACTTACTCCCAGGGGAAACCGTAAGAGTAGCTTATAAAAGAGTAGCCAATGCAGCTGCTATAAGACTTAAAAAACCAGAATTATCTAATAAATTTTTTAAAATAATGTGGAATGGTTGGTTAGGATTAGCATCACCAGTATTATCAAATATGGGGACTGATCGAGGTTTACCAATTTCATGTTTTGGTGTTGATACACCTGATTCTATACGTGGTATAGGCCTAACAAACGCAGAGCTAATGAAATTAACAGCATCCGGTGGTGGTGTTGGAATCTCATTATCTCGCATTAGACAACGTGGGGAAGAAATTACAGGAAATGGTAAAAGTGAGGGTGTAGTGCCTTGGGCTAAAATTTATGATTCATCTATTATAGCTACTAACCAAGGAAATGTTAGAAGAGGAGCAGCATCCGTTAATTTAGATATTGAGCATGGAGACATAGATGAGTTTTTACAAATTCGTAGACCTAAAGGAGACCCTAACAGACAGTGTTTAAATCTCCACCAATGTGTTGTTGTAGGTGATTCATTTATGAGAAAATTAGAAGCTAGAGACCCAGAATCAATGAATAGGTGGGCTACAGTTTTAAAATCAAGAATGGAAACTGGTGAACCTTATATTATGTATAAGGATAATGTTAATAAAGATAACCCAATTGCCTATAGACTAAATAATTTAGATGTAAGTATGACTAATATTTGCTCTGAAATTACTTTATTTACAGATGAAGAGCATTCATTTATTTGTTGTTTATCATCTTTAAACTTAGCTAAATATGAAGAGTGGAAAGATACAGATACTGTAGAATTAGCTACTTGGTTTTTAGATGGGGTAATGCAAGAATTTATTGATAAATCTAATGGTAAAGATTCGTTAAGGAGAACCCACCAACATGCCAAAAAAGGTAGAGCATTAGGTTTAGGTGTAATGGGTTGGCATTCATTTTTACAACAAAAAAGCTTACCATTTAATTCAATTGCTTCAACTGCTTGGACTCACACTATTTTTAGTGATATTAGAGGGAAAGCAGAAAAAGCATCTATGGATTTAGCTAAAGAATATGGTGAACCTCTATGGTGTAAAGGTACAGGTATGAGAAATACCCACTTATTAGCAATTGCCCCAACAGTATCAAATTCAGTTATTGTAGGAGGTATCAGTGCAGGTATTGAACCATTACCAGCAAACATTTATACTTTTAATGGAGCAAAAGGTACATTTATTAGAAAAAATAAAGTACTACAAGCATTATTAAAGGAAAAAGGTGAAGATAAAGATGAATGGTGGGATCAAATGTTAGTTGATGGGGGTTCTGTAATGAATTTACCCGATACTATTCTAACACCAGATGAAAAAGAATTATTTTTAACATTTCCGGAAGTAAACCAATTAGAATTAGTAAGACAAGCAGCTCTAAGACAAAGATATATAGATCAAACTCAATCTTTAAATTTATCTTTTGATGTAAATGATTCACCAAAATGGATTAATCAAGTGCATTTAGAAGGGTGGAAATTAGGAATTAAAACATTTTATTACCTAAGAACTGATTCAGTTATTAAAGGAGATTTAGGAAGTAGAATGGCAGATTGTGTATCTTGTGATGGGTAATATATTTATAAGGGTAAATCATAAAAATTAACAAAAATGGCACGTAAAAAAGCAATTAAAAAAGAAGTAGTAGTTGAAAAAATCTCAGCTATTAAAAAAACAATCAACGCAGTAAAATCTTGGTTGGAAGGTAATGGAATTGAAGGTATATTAGGTCTAGTTGCAGGTCTATTACTTTGGTCTTTTGGTTTTAAAATTTATGCTGGGTTTGCATTTGGTGTATTTGCTACACGAAATTGGGATTTAGCTAAAGCATGGGTATTAAGAGTACTTAATAAATAGTATAAAAATAATTTATTAAAACTTTGAAAAGGGGGTGCATCAGCACCTCCTTTTTATGTATTTATAATTGAATAAGTTTTCATCTAAATCATGTTATATAATGAACTATATTAAAGATAAATTAATGGCATTTAGAGATATATTTAAAGATAACAACGATATAAACGAAAAAAGCGTTATAGGGTTTATGTCATTTGCAGTAATGGTAATATTTGCGGTAGCTGATTTAGTTACTGGTTACTTTAGTAAAGACTTAGTAATAAATGAGTTTATATATGAATCGTTTTTAATAATAACTTTAGGTTGTTTTGGGATTGCGGGATTAGAAAAAATCTTTGTGGGGAAAAAGAACCCCAATAAAACAGAATAACTTAAAATTAAAAAATGAAAAAACTAATATTTATTGCTTTATTATTAATAGGAACCCAATCCCAAGCTCAGGGTTTATTAGATTCATTTTATCAAGACTTCCTAAAATATGGTACTATATATGGAGCTGGAGAAGTAAGAAATTCCATTGAGGCATCAGAACCAACATATTTTTTAAGAACTAACCCAGATGGCAGTCTTTATTCTATTCCTGATGTAGTAGATAATACTCCTATTTATCCATTTGATTATAGATTAGGATTTGGTATAAGAAAATTAGCTAGATTTAATTATGAAAGAAAACCTAAAAATTACTATGATGGTACTGAAGAACAATTAGTGTTTGGTGCCCCCACATCTGCAGTTACAGGTTTAGAATATCAATTTCATTTTGAAAAAGAAAGATGGAGAGGTGAAAATTTTACAAATTATAACTTTTTTATAAAACACACAGGAAAATATCATATTGTAAAAGTTCAATCTAGAGAAGTAGGTAAAATAAATTTAAATTTTAACTCTGCTGAAGTAAGAGGTAGATTACCAATTGGTGAAAAATTTAGTATATCAGCAGGTGCTATTTTAAGAGGACATGAAAGAGCATATGGTTATAATCCAGTAGAAATATGGTTAAATGAAACACAAATAATAGGTGGTCAAGAATACCCAGTTAATTATTGGTATGAGTTAGGCTATCAATATGGTTATCAAGATGTTTTTTATACACAAACAAGTACTGATCCTAATACTGGAGAAGAAATAACAACCCAAGATTGGTGTTGGATTGATTCAAATGGTGCTGAAGTAGCTCATTCAGATTTAGATTTTAGAGAAACAATAATGCCTGGATTAATGAATCGTTTTAATGGTGAAGCTTGGGATTTATTAGATCCTTGGATGGAAGTAGCTCCAATAGTAGGTATAGATTTTTATCATTATAAAAGAGATTTTTGGTTACATGCCTATGCAAATTATATTCTTCCATATCACAAATATATTGCTGGAGAAGAAGAATTTAGTTATCTTAATAGAAACAATTGGGGTAAAGGTGGATTAATACAAGACTCAGAACTAGAACAATGGAATGATTATTCAGCAGGAATTAGTTTTGGTTATAAATTTGGAAAAAACTTAGGAATTTTTGCAGAAGGTGAATTTTCAAAAATGTGGGATAGTAGATTATATCAAACTAGTTTTGGAATAAATTATACATTTAAGTAAAAAATGGCAAAACAAATAGGAGAAGAAACAAAAGTAACGTTAGATTTAAAAACTATCGGAATGGTACTAGTAGGAGTAGCTACTGTAGTAGGTATGTGGTTTGCTCTACAAGCTGATATACAAAAAGCTAAAGAACTCCCAGTACCCCCAATAGATCGTATAGAGTATGATTTAAAAGATGAATTAATTCGCCAAACTATTATGGATACTCAAGATGATGTTGAATCAATATTAGAAGAATTAGAAAAAATTGATCAACGTCTTTATGAATTACAAAAACAAAGATAATATGAGAAATCTATTAGTATTATTATTTTTATTTCCTATATTTATTTTTGCTCAAGATAGAATCCCTGAAAAATATTGGATTAATGATAATACTTTTGAAGGTGTAATTTCTCCTAATGGAGGATTTGAAGATGATTATCATGAAGTTATTGTTATTGAGTTTTATGCAGATTTTAATAAAAGTAATGCATTTAGTGATTGGAAAAAATTAGATGATTTAGAAGGGGTTAGTTATTATCGTATTGATATAGCAACCTCCCCTAAACTTAAAAAAGAATTAAGAATTCGAATGGCCCCAACTATTTTACTTTATCTTAAAGGAGATGCATATATAAAATTCACAGCAAAAGCAGGATTAGATTTATTATGTCCTGTAGACTATCCTAAAATGTTAAGAGCTATAGAAGTAGTTAAACAAGAATCAGCTTACTAATATTTATAATAAACAATTACTATAAAATGGTATTAAAATTAGGATCAAAAGGTTTAGAAGTTAAAAAATTACAAGAATTTTTAAATATTTTAGCTGATGGTAAATTTGGTAAAGGAACTGAAAAAGCAGTTAAAAAATATCAATCACAAAATAATTTAATTTCTGATGGGATAGTAGGCCCTGTTACTTTAGATTATATGGGGTTAATAAGTACAGACAATTCAGAATCAGTATACACTACATTTAATGATTTATTAATCCATAAACATTACTTACCTAAAGGTGAATATAAAGAAGGTAATATTGAACCTGAATTTTTATTCCTTCACCATACTGCAGGGTGGAATAATCCTTACAGAACAATTGATCATTGGGGGAGAGATAATAGGGGGGCAGTAGCAACAGAATTTGTATTAGGAGGACAATCAATAAAAGGAAATGATGATGAATATGATGGAGAAGTTGTTCAAGCTTTTCCTGAAGGATGCTTTGGGTGGCATTTAGGTAAAAATGGCTCACAACACATGCATGTTTATTCTGTTGGTATCGAAGTAAACAACTTTGGATACTTAAAAAATGGTAAAACATATGCAGGAACTACAGCAAATGAATCACAAATCGTTACATTAGATAAACCATTCAGAGGATATAAAACATGGCACAAATATTCAGATAAACAAATAGAATCTTTACGTAAATTAATTTTACACATTGCAGATAGAGATAATATAGATGTAAGAGCAGGTCTTCCTGCTTTAATTAAAGAAAAAGGGGCTAAAGCCTTTGAGTTTAATCCAGATGCTTATTATGGTAAAGTAAAAGGATTATGGACACACACCAACACACGTAAAGATAAATTTGATATGTTTCCACAACCAGAACTTTTAGAAATGTTAATTAATTTATAAACAATGCAAACTAAATTATCAATAGTGGGAATAACATCATTTTGTACATATCTTTGTACGTACTTTCTAAACTTATCAATGGAAAATATGGAACAGTATTTAGCTGTAGTAGCAGTATTATGGTTAGATGGCATATTCGGTATTTGGGCTGGAATAAAAAGAGAAGGATTTAAAACATATAAAGCTCTAAAAATAACAAAAAATACATTTGTGTGGTTAGCTATTTTAACAGTTATTTTAATGGTAGAAAAAGGATTTACAGGAGCAGGTTGGCTATCTGAAGTAATTATTGTACCGTTCATGGTATTACAGCTAATAAGCGCTCTTAAAAATGCATCTATGGCAGGTTTAATTAAAGTTAAAGAATTAAATAAAATTTTAGACCGAATAGATAAGCATAAGGGTTTTAGAAGCTAAAACTTTTTATTATGTTTGAAAAAATCAAAGAAAGAATATTCCCTTTCATTATAGCACTTTCTGCTTTATCAGTAAGTGCATCTGCTGCTTTTTATTCAATAAGTGGCCTTAGTAAACTATTTGCAGGAGCAACCTTTGCTGTTATCGTAATGGCAACATCTTTAGAAATAGCAAAACTAGTAATTGCATCTCTTTTATATCAATATAGAAAAGGATTACCTAAATTTTTAAAATATTATCTATCAGTAGCTTGTATAATATTAATTCTTATTACATCAATGGGAATTTATGGATTTCTTTCATCAGCATATCAAGAAACAGCAGCAAAAGCCGGAAATATAGATTCCCAAATTGCATTAGTTGAAACCAGAAGAGATAATACTAAGGGGCAACTTGACGTATATAACGACGAAAAAGAAAATATCAATAAAGCCGTTGCCGATTTACGTACTGGACTAGCAAACAACGTTATACAATATACAAACGCCGAAGGTGTATTGATTACTACAACTTCAAGAGCAACTCGTAATGCTTTAGAAAAACAATTAGATCAAGCTATTGATAGACAAACTAAGATTAATGATAAGGTAGATATTTTAAATGAGAAATTATTTAATTATGAAACAGAAATAGTCGAAATAAAAACAAGTAGTTCTGTCGCTAGTGAATTAGGCCCTTTAAAATATCTATCAGGATTAACAGGTTTACCTATGGATCAAATTATTAATTATTTACTATTAACTATTATATTTGTATTTGATCCTTTAGCAATTGCTTTAGTAATAGCTGCTAACTACGCATTTGAAAGAATACGCCCTATTACAAAAAAAAACCTTTATGGTGAAAAAGTTATAGTTAAACCAAAAGATAATGAAGAAAACATTGATGATGATAAATTTACTGATATTTATGATTACGAAATTGATAAGGAACCCACAAGCCATACAGAAGAATCGGCATTCCCACAAGGGTACTCATCAGAAATAGAACAATTAGAAAAACAAATTCAAAATACCTCAAAAAATCGAAAAAGAGGTCCTAGAGGTTTAGCAGCTTTAAACAAAAAGTTGAATAAACTCAAAGGAAAAAATAATGATGATGACGACTTAGTCATTCGTTATTAAAGAATATCCAATTCTGTTACTTTAGGTTGGATATATTGGTCAATTTTATTATCGTTCCGGTTCGACATTTGAATAATGTATATAGGTCACGATAAGTTATCCAAAGTAGCTGGCCACTACGTTTTCAAATATTAATTATTTATTAACCAAAATCAAAAAAATGAAAAAGATGATTTTAACACTAGCTTTAGGACTGTTTATTGCAGTTGGAGCTAACGCACAAGAAGTGCAAAACGCAAAAGGTGATTGGTACGTTGGTACTGGTAACATTGCAGATGTATCATGGACTGAATGGTCTTTAAGCCCAACAGTGGGATATGCTATAACAGATGACCTTATGATAGGGGCAAATGTTTCTCAAGCAGATTCTTCTAAGGATGTAAGTTTAGATCTACATGCAAGATATTTCTATAAAGGATATTTCGCATATGTAGCTACAGACGGACTAGACACAGATGGTATGAAATTAGGAGTTGGTAGAATGTTTGCCTTTCATAAAGGTGGAATGTTCCTAGATCCGAAAGTTGTGTACGATACACAAGCTAAAACTACTAACTTACAGTTAGGGTTTGGTTTGAAGTTTTAATTATTGTTTAACTTAAATTAAATTAAAATGGAAAATGTAATTAAGTATGTAACTGGATTTTTTGGAGGTTTGTTATCAATTATGATGGCAGTTCTTCCAGTAGCGATCCTATGGAATGTTTTAACTGG